AGACACGATCAACTTGTTTGAAGAATTCCGAATCTCTGGGCAAGAGAAGGTAGAGATAACATTCTACAAGCGGGATAGAGGATCTAAAGATACAACAAAGATTAAGAAAACATTTTACATATCGGAAATCCCAACTTTCGGTAAGGTCAAAGATGCGCTACAAGCATATCAGTTTACATGTGTATCGGAACATGCATTTTATAATCATGTAGTATCAATCTCACGTACATCGTCAGGTTCTATTTCCAAACAAATTAGCAAGATCATGAAAGGTGATTTGGGATATTCGGGGATAGTGGAAAGTGATAGTGATAGTAAAGGAAATGTCAAACTAATCATTCCAAATTTAAAACCATTCTCAGCAATAAATTGGCTATTGCGACATGCATATTCTGACACTGGTTCTCCGATATATGCCTTCGAATCACTGAATGGATTTAATATCAAATCATACAAATCTTTAGCTGAACAGAGTTCTATTGGAACCTATAAATTTAATTTCTTACAAGAGACCAATCCTGGAACTCCGGAAGGTTATGAAGAAGCGAAGTATAAGATAATCTCCATGTCCAGTGATCTTAACTCTTCAAAATATCTAATGTCCGCTAGAGGAGCATATGCTTCAACCACAAGAGTTGTTGATATAGCAAAGAAGAAGTTATATGATGTGAAGTTTGACTATAGATCTAGATTTCCGCAAACCCCCACAATGGGAGATAGAAAATCGAAGGAACTCATTTCATCTGAATTTAAACTGAAAGATGAAACATTAAACCATCATCACGATTCTCTATATATCTACATGAATCAGAATTCTATGGCATATTCTGATTATAAAAATTATCATGACCCTGCGATATATTCTATCGGTCAGCATCAATCAATGCTGGAGAACTTGGACAGTATTAAACAAAGTATAGTTATTCATGGGAACTTAGAAATAAATGCCGGAAAGAAAATTACAATTGAAGCACCTAAATCAATTGATCCTCAGGTGCTTAAAAAGATTAGAGATAAAGATGCTAAGAAGTCGGCTAAGCATGACATGATGATTTCTGGTGACTATCTAATTGCAGCAGTTAAACATACATTCGGATCAGAGTATCATTGTGCTTTGACGATCAAAAAAGATTACAGTTATTACACACTAGATTCGGCGGAATAATATTATGTCAGCATTTACAGCAGATCAATACATCGGTGGAAACTTCACTTGGTTCATGGGAGTCGTTGAAGATAGAGAAGATCCGGAAAAGATGGGGCGGGTACGTGTACGCTGCTTTGGATTTCACACAGAATCACGTGGAGCAATTAAAACTACGGATCTTCCATGGGCTACAGTAATGATGCCATCAACTGCATCAGGTGTATCCGGAGTGGGAGCATCTCATCATGGTTTAGTTGAAGGATCGTGGGTAGTTGGATTCTTCAGAGATGGTTCATCAGCACAAGATCCTATTGTGATGGGATCTGTTCAAGGTACTCCAATCGCTCCAGCTAATGCAACTAAAGGTTTTAATGATCCGAACGGTACATATCCAAGATACACTGGAGAACCAGATGTAAATAAAAGAGCACGTTCAATCAACACTACTCCTAGAAGAAGTATTCAAGCAGAAGGTGGGATGGCATCAATTAAAGAACCCGATGATGTCTTCTCCGCAGAGTATCCACGCAATCATGCATATGAATCCGAGTCTGGACACATTCTTGAGTTTGATGACACCATTGGAATGGAACGCATCAACATCGAACATAAGAGCGGATCATTTATAGAGTTACATAGAAACGGAGATATTCGCATTCGAAGTCTTGCGAGTAAATGGGAATCTGCAGTTGGATGGAATTTATTTGTAGAGAAAGATGTGAACGTCGTAGTTGGTGGAAATCTCTATGCATCAGTCGCAGGAGATACCGATATATCTTGCGATAAGAATATTAAATTAACTGCGGGAAAAGACCTTGCAATTGAAGCGGTTGGTGACATTAGTATCACTGGATATAATGTCAAGATCAACTCATCTCCAGATGGAAGAATCGATTTAAATTACGAACCAGAAACTATAGAAGAATTAGATTTAACTACATTCGTCTATGGAGATCCTGTGTTTGCATCTCCTGGAGGAGGCGGAACTGCTGGTGCAGCGCCTGGAGGCGAATACGTTGGTGCTGCAACAGAATTTGCGACAAAACTTTCTCAGGATGAAATTCCTCCGTCACCGTATCAATGTAGAAAAGAGTTGGGTTATGTGAGTGAGAAGTATGAATCTAATGGTAAACCCGGAGCATTGGGATGGGATACTACTGGAGGTGCGTCTTACGGAGCGTATCAGATCGCAACTAAAACAGGAACGATGAAGAACTTCTTGAAGTTCTGTAAACTGCGTGGATATAATAATATATACACTAAATTGACAGCTGCCGGTGATCCGAACACCAATTCTAAAGCAGAAATGCAAACCAATAAATTCGCTCAGACTTGGGTACAGTTAGCCGAGTATGATCCGGATTTTAAAAATGCTCAACATGCATTTATTCAAGCTACTCATTATGATATCTGCGCTAAGGTTATAAAGAGTAGAACTGGAATTGATATTAATTCGGGTAAATATACCGTAGGAATTCAAAACGCAGTATGGTCTATTGCAGTTCAACATGGGCCATCCACTTCTTTGATAAACGTATTGAAGGGTAAACAAGACTGGCCAGAGGCACCATTGATAAAAACGCTATATGAAGAACGCAGTAACGTCGATAAATGGTTTAAGAGAAGTACTCCGGCAGTTAAAGCTGGAGTCAAGAAACGTTTCGCCAGAGAACTCCGTGACTGTTTAGCAGCTATGGAAGAGTTGGAAGGGTTCGAACCTAACAATCCTTCTCAAATTTCTGGAGAAGTTCCTAGACCAGCAGAAGAAACTGCACCAGTCATTTATGACACCAAAGCGGTATCACCTACTCCAGTTCGAATTGAAACTGTTGAAACTGCTACTGAGAAGGCGAAAGAGGAACTTCCAGATAAGATCGCTGAAGCGAAGGTAGAACTAGAAAAGAACGACAAGATTCCACCAGCAATTAAAAAGAAATTTGGTAGTGGTATGGACGATCTTCTAAAAGAACTCAATACATCCAATATATTCCAGTCATCACCATTCATGGGTGGTTTAGAATCGCTTGGCAAAGACACCAACTTGAGTAATCTTAAAGATCTAGGTGCTAAAATCAATAAAGGAGTCGTCAGTTTACAAGATCCTAATGCCGCTCCATATACCGGAGATGATCCTGTAATTCGTGAGAGACTCGGATTACCTCCGGTGGATACTACCACATCTACCAAGGAAACGGCGGTAAGTGCTCCTGTTGCAACGACGACGACTACTACTACAACAGCTACTACTGCTACTCCAGTGGTCGCTCCATCGACGGACAAGCAGGCTATTGGTGATGCATACGGAAGAATGTTAGATGCTAGAATAGCAGTTGATCAAGAAACTCCTGGATCTAATAAGTGGTATGTATTGAATGACGCATATATTAAAGCGAAAGAAGAGTATGACTTGTTACAAAATGGTAGTGTATAATTATGCCAGAAGCAGCAAGGGGTAGTGGAAAGGATACGGTAGATTCAGATACTGGATCTGGAGTTGATTGCGCATTTCCTTCAACAACGAAAACCGATGCTTGTTCACCTAATGTTTTTGTGAACAACTTTGGTTCTGTGCGACAAGGTGACGCAGTGGCATCTCACCTGATGACTGGTTGTGTTGACGAATCGCCTGGACTGTCAACGTATTCGCCTAATGTATTTGTGAATGGGATGGGGATGGGTAGACTTGGTGACGACTACGAAGGAGACGATTCTAATGTCATCACAAGTGGTTCGTCTAACGTATTCGTTAATTAGTGCTTGTCAAAAGCATAAAAATAGTGTATAATATTCATTGCCCCAGCAGGGTAGTAGCCACGATATAAGATATAAATAATAACATGAGTACAGAAAACCTATCAGACTACAACGTATCGGGGCAGAGAACAGCACTTGTTTCAAGAGGTAAGCAATATTCTGATCTAGACCTATCGTTGACGCCACATCCAAACAAGAAGGATATTATTCCTCTTACGGATATTGCAGCGGTTAAAAATGCTGTGAAGAATTTGGTTATGACTGGGAAATATGAAAGACCATTTCAACCAGAATTGAGTTCTGGGGTAAACAACTTGTTATTTGAAAATGCTACTCCTGATACTATGTTTATGCTTAAGTCGTACATCAGGAACGTTGTTTCCAAATATGAACCTAGAGTAAGCGACATCAAGGTAGAAGTTCAAGATGATTCTGATAATAATGCTTACTATGTAACGATAACATTCAATATTGTTTCTGTTGATACTGAATCAGAAGTACAATTATATTTAGAGAGAATCCGATAATGGCAGTTAACTTAAACGTCACAGAATTAGACTTTGATCAAATCAAAGATAATATCAAGAACTATCTTAGAGCTCAAGGTAAATATAACGACTACGACTTTGAGGGGTCTGGTATGTCTATCCTACTGGATATCTTGGCATACAACACTCACTACAATGCAATGGCAGCGCACTTCGCATTGAATGAAGCATTTCTAGATTCAGCTCAAATCCGTGGTAATGTAGTATCTCATGCTAAATTATTGGGATATACTCCTCGCTCAGCATCCGCTGCGACCGCATACGTTAACATCACGGTAAATAACCCAATTGGAACGCCAATCCCACCTAGTATAACTCTTCCACGAGGCACTAAGTTAATTTCTGTAATCGACGGTGAAGAATATGGATTTGTTGTTGTAGAATCCATAACCGTATTATATGACTCTGCTAACAATAGATTCTTCTTTGAGAATGTTCCTGTTAAACAAGGAACTCTAAAAACGATGACCTATCGCATCGACGAATACATACCGAATCAGAAGTTTGAGATTCCTGATGAAGACATCGACCTGAGTACAATGCGAGTTCGTATTAAAGCTAACGACAATTCTACACAGTATGACATATACACCCCATTCACTACGCTAACTAGTGTTGGTGGTGACACTAAAGTATATTTCTATCAAGAGAATAGTGCTGCAAAATATGAAATATATTTCGGCGACGGAATCATTGGAGCTAAACCAAGATCTGATAATATTGTAGAGTTGGAATATGTATATACCTCTGCTGAGGACGCCAATGGCGCTCGCACATTTGATATTGTGTCAGAGATAGAAGGTAATTCTGATATTACCGTCGTGACTGTTAGTGCTTCGGCCGGCGGATCTGTTCGTGAGAATATAGAATCTATTCGATTCAATTCTCCATTGAGTTATATCACACAGAACCGAGCGGTGACTGCCGATGATTATCGTGCCATTATCGTTAAAGAATATGGTGATATTGATGCTATCTCCGTATGGGGTGGTGAAGATGCAAATCCGCCAGACTATGGTAAAGTGTTCATTGCAATTAAACCTAAGAGTGCTGAGACTTTGACTACTGCAGAGAAGTCATTCATCGTAGAGAATATTCTGAAGCAAAAGAACGTCGTATCAATTACTCCATTTATGGTAGACCCTGAATATACCTACATCAAGTTGGAAACATTCTTTAAGTATAATCCTAACCTAACCGACCGGAAGAAGGCTGAACTACAGTCTCTTGTTTCTAGTGTTGTATCAGATTATAACGATACTGAACTCAAACAATTTGATGGCGTATTCCGATTCTCAAAATTACTAAGAAACATCGACGCTTCGGATCCTGCTATACTTAACTCATATATGAGAGTGTATATGTTTAAGATCATCACTCCATCTAATACGATGAATAATAATTATGACTTGGAATTCGCCTCTCCAATCTACACAACTTCTTCAGATGAATCTGTTATGGAATCGACATCATTTTTGATAAATGGTATCGTACACTATTTCGCAGATACTAAGATTACCGGATCGACTGATCGTAGGATATACATGTACAAGATCGTGGATAGTATTAGAACAACAGTTTCATTAGATGCTGGAAGAATATATACAACTGAAGGTCGAGTAGTTATTAACAATTTCCGACCAGACACCACAGACCCTATTCAATTGACATTCATTCCTAACTCGAACGATTTGGCGCCAAAGCGCAATCAACTACTATCCGTTGATATGACGCAAGTTACTGTTAATGGAGAAATCGATACTATCGCAGTATCTGGTTCTGCTGGTACTGTTAACTATAAGACTACTTCTAGGCACTAATTATGGCATCAATTGAAGCTACCGCTAGTACTAAACGGAAGACCAAAGAATCTATTAGAGTAGAATCACTTCTTCCCGAAGGGTTACGTGAGAATTCTTCTAAACTTATAGAGATGTTGGAAGATTACTATAAGTTCATGAACAAGGGGTTTCAACCTTCATATGAACTTAATAATATTCTAGAAGAGAGAGATATAGATCAGTCTGAACATTATCTATATCAAATTCAAAAAGAAATCGCTTCTAACATCCCACGTGACATTCAGACAGATAGAACGAAGTTATATAAGAACCTAGTTGAATATTATAATATTCGTGGATCAACGGAATCTATTGAAACATTTTTTAAGATTCTTCTCCAAGATAACGTAGAGATTTACTACCCTAAGAATGAAATGTTAATTCCTTCTGCGGGTGTATGGAGCGAGGAGTCGCAGGCATATCTAACCGATGACGGATTCTTGTCTGATAGAAAGAAATTGCAAGACTCGTTCTTTTATCAAAAGTTCTCATATGTCATTCGCACTGGTAACAACGTTGAGAAGTGGCGTGATGTATATAATAAACTTGTTCATCCAAGTGGATTTATTTTCTTCGGCGAGATCTTCTTGCTTTTGTTGGCATTAGATCAACAATCAAAAATGCCTGGTTTTCAGCCAGGTCTAGTCTCAGACGAAGATTTCCCATTGTTGGTTCAGATGTACGCACTGAGCAACAGAGTCAGTTTTGCTCGTGCTTCTTACGATATATTACTGGTACTTACTTTAGTAGAATGGTTCTACGCAAAACGTAGTCAGATGTTCTCAGACTTGTTAAAATTTTATGATGAAACTACATTATATTCGTTTAAGAATTTCACTATCCAAGAGGGTATAAATAAAACAATAGATAGAGTTAACGTAGCAGTTTCTATCACAACATCATCGATGTAAGAGGTAAATTTAAATGACAGCAATTGTAACACACCGATTTCGTATAGTAAATGCGGAAAACTTCAAACGAGATATCGTCGATACAGATAACTCCGTCTACGTTTTCATTGGAAAATCTGATCCATGGTCAGATTCAGTTACCGACCTAACCGATTCAGAAGCACCAACTCCGCTTGATACTCAGAAAGAAATTGCTGAGACATATGTTAATATGATGGCTGCAAAGAAAACGGTCGCAAGTGGAATTTCTCATGTCGTTCCCAGATATAACTGGACATCAGGTAATTCATATACCGGATGGAATGATCGTGATGATGACATCTACACTAAACAGTTTTATGTAATCACAGATGAAAATCAAATCTACAAGTGTTTGAAGGCTGGCCCAGGCGCATCATTGGTCAAACCTACTGGACAAGATTTTAATCCAATCTCACTTGGTGATGGTTATATTTGGAAATTCATGCATGTACCAACTATCAATGAAGGTATAGCTTTTCTAACTAACTTCTATATGCCTATCAAGACGGTAGTTCTACCAGCGGGTGGATATGATGATCTTCCAGCGACTGATAAAACTGCATATGATAATCAAGTGGATTCCGCTGCCAGTTTGAATGGTAAAATTTATAATGCAATTTTAACTTCTGGTGGATCAGGTTACACTAGCGCCCCTACGGTGGAAATTGTTGGAGATGGCACTGGTGCTACTGCAACTGCAACTGTTATCGGTGGAGTGGTTACTGCAATTAATATCACCAATAATGGAACAGGATACACTCTCGGTGAGTTGACAATCACTGGAGGAGGTGGAGAAGGTGCTACAGGATATCCAATTATGTCTCCAGGAGTTGCTCACGGTGCAGATCCAGTTACTGAACTAGGCGCTTTCTATGTTGCGGTCACTACACGTTTCGAGTATGACGATGGCGATTCAGACTTCATTGTCGGCAACAACTTCCGTCAAGTTGGGTTGATTAAAAACCCACTAGCTGCAAATGGTACTGATATCAATACTGCAACTACGTTCAGTGCGCTGCGGACAATGCAATTGCAGTCGGCAGAAAACTTGGTGGTCGGAGATTATATCACAGGATCCACTTCCGACGCTGTTGCATATATAGATGATATAGATACTGATACGCTCCTCGTCAAATTTCATCAGAACAGTAAAACTGGATTTAAATCATTCGTAGATGGAGAAGCGATCTCAGGATCGACTGGGGTTGGTGGAAGTGGTACACTAGTCGCTAGTGGTGCTATCGGAGATTCGGAGTATACTCCGAATAGTGGTCAAATTATTTTCGTTGAAAGTCGTGACCCTATTAATAGATCTATATCGCAGATTGAAGATGTCAAAATTATTATCGAATTTTAAGATAAAGAGAGAACAGAATGCCATTAAAGTATTATAACAATCAGCCGTATTGGGATGATTTCGACGAAACTAAAAACTACGTTCGTGTTTTATATCGTCCTGGGCACGCTGTTCAAGCCCGCGAATTAACTCAGATGCAGACTGCGCTTCAAGCGCAGATTGATCGTCACGGTAGGCATATGTTCCAAGAAGGCACTCCTGTCCTTGGCGGAAATATGACGCTAGATAACAAACTAGATTATGTTAAGGTTGAGTCCTCATTTATTCCTGATGGCGGATCTACTACACTAATTACAGATAATTACTATGACGAGTTCGTTGGAACTACTATTACAGGTCAAGAAACTGGAGTAAGTGCTAAAGTTATTGACGTAGTTCCATCTACAACAGACGGTCCAATAACATTATATGTAAAGTATATCAACTCTGGTGCAGATGGTATAACTAAGACATTCGAAGCTCCAGAAGAAATTTGGTCTGATGCTACTACTCAGCGCAAAGCTAAGATTCGTGCTGCTGTGGAAGATTCTATTGGATACGGTATCCGGTTCAGTATCGACGAGGGTGTGTTCTTTGTCAATGGTAATTTCGTATATTCTGCTCCAGAATCTTTAATTATATCCAGATATACAACTGATGCTAGTGTTCGTGTCGCATATGAGATTACTGAATCGATTGTAACTATTAGTGAAGATATTACTCTTGGCGATAATGCATTAGGTACTCCTAATACAGCAGCACCTGGCGCACATCGTTACCAAATTCAATTAGATTTGATCACACAACCGTTTAGCTTTGAAGCTGAACGTAGTGAGAACATTATTCAGTTGATGTTAATTGAAGATGGAATTGTTAAACAAAGGGCTGTCACTAAATATTCGGAACTTGCGAACAACTTAGCTCAACGCACCTATGAAGAGTCTGGTAATTATGCACTGAATCCATTTCAACTACACGTTCGTGAAATGTATAATGACGGCAGTAATAATGGTCTCTATAGTATTTCTCAACTTCGTTCATTATTTAATCTCAACGCACTGACGGATGCTCAAGTAATTGCTTATGGAGAATCCAGACTAGCTGTTGGACTAGAAAAATCTGTCGCATATGTTCATGGATATCGAATTGAATTAGAAGATATTAAATATATTCCGGTTCTAAAATCCAGAGATTCTGATCACGAAGCATTCTTCAACGGAGCATCTACCGTCGCCAATCTTGGTAACTATGTCTATGTTGACGTAACTCAATCTCTGCCAGACGTAGATACTTTTAATACCCTGAACCTAATCGTTGTGGAACTCGGTGTACCGACCGTAATCGGTACAGCTAGAGCGAGATCGATCGATTATGCATTTGGAACTAATACATACAAACTATATCTATTCGATGTAGTTATGATTTCTCAACGGTCGTTTGGTGAAGTCACCGATATTCAACAAACGGGGTCTGGCGCTCAATTTTTAGCGACAATTAATTCTACTTATGGCGCTAAGTTATATGATACCGCTAACAACTCGTTGATATATAAATTGCCGTTTAATACCATCAAGACTTTAACTACAGGTGATATTAACGACACATATTATATTTCTAAAAGAACTTCTTACAACACCTCAGTAACCAACTCTACATCAACTATCGCTGTTTCAGATGGTGTTATTCAATCATTTAATGCCACAGACTGGATCGCAACTGATACAACTAGTGGGGAAATCTTAAATGTCACTGGGGTTTCTTTGGGATTTAACGTTGCTACTGGAGTGTCTACTGCTACGGTCAGTTTCGCTTCTACGGGATCTGGGAGTATAGTTAATGGTACTGTCAATATTATTTATCCGATCGAAAAGAATTTGGTTCGTAAGACAAAAACCTTGATTAGCAATCATGCATTATCTATAACTACTCCAGAATTAACTCCAGGTACTTCCGATTCATTAGGACTAACTGATGTGGTTCGGTTAGTATCTATTAAAGACATTGGAGTTTCTATCGGTGGCGGCGATTTCTTGGATGTGACAGATAGATATGAATTAGACAATGGCCAACGAGATAACTTCTATGGAATTGCTTCAATTCGATTGAAATATGGTGCATTACCTCCTATCGGAAACTTGAATATACGTGTAGACTATTATCAGCATAGTTCCGGAGATTATTTCTCGGTAGATTCGTATTCTGGTACTGATTATGAAGAAATTCCATCATTCAATTCTTCAAAAGGACTGATCCAATTGCGTGATGCTATTGACTTCAGACCAACGAAAGATATCACTGGAAATAACTTCACTGGAACTTCTGCTTCTGTAGTGGACGTGCCTAAAGCTGGATCTATCATTAAGACTGATATCACATACTACCTAAATCGTCTAGACAAGATCTATGTCGATAAGTATGGTAATTTTTCTTCTGTTCAAGGTGTACCTTCACTAGTTCCGGAATTACCACGTGATCCACAAGATGCGATGGTACTTTACGAATTGTTTATTGCAGCATTCACATTCGGTCCAGATAGCGTTAATGCAAAATTAATTGACAATAAACGATATACGATGCGTGATATCGGTAAACTAGAACGACGTATTAAAACTCTAGAATACTATACCACACTGTCATTATTGGAAAAGGAAGCTGCAAACTACCAGTTGCCAGCAGACCATTTTAAAAATGGTTTCTTGGTAGATAACTTCTATGGACACAATGTAGGGAACCCTGCTCATCCAGATTATTCTGTATCTATGGACAAATCTAGAGGAATTGTTCGCCCACAATTTAAAGAAGACGAAGTTCGTTTGCGGTGGAATGATTTGAGTAGTAGTGGGTTGCGTAAGACTGGTCCATTGTTGACATTGGACTACACGACTCAATCGTACATCGAGCAACCATATGCATCATATGCGGAATATGTTAACCCATACAACATCTTTAGTTGGACAGGCGATTTGAAGTTGTCTCCGGAATCTGATAACTGGAAAGATACCGAAACTCGTCCACAAGTTATTATCGATCAAGAAGGTGTATACGACTCTTTCTCTCAACTCGCTGATGCTGCTGGCGTTACTGGCACTGTCTGGAATGAATGGCAAACCAATTGGTCAGGAGTTGTTCCGGGATCTACATCAACGTCATCTTCTACATGGAGAGACCCTTCATTTAATTCTGCAGCGTCTATGTCTGTTATGGGTCGTGCAGTACTTACTACTACAACAACTATAGGCATAACTCAAACGAATTCTATTAGAGATGGTCTTCGTACGGAGGTTGTTCCCGATACGGTCACTACTGATCTTGGCAATAGAGTTGTCGAGGTTAACTTTGTACCATTCATTCGCTCAAGGATCGTATCCTTTAAAGCTGAACGTATGAAACCGAATACTAGAGTATATGCATTCTTTGATAATAAGGATATTACCGCATATACTACTAAGACCGATGAATTCTTTGAGTTCAGTTCTATCGTCGAAGCGAATCCTTCATACCACTCTGGATATACTTTCAATGGCGAAACTGAATGGCCATCGGATATTCAGACTAGAGATGAGTTAGTTACAGATGACTCTGGAACACTTACGGGATTCTTCATCGTTCCCAATAACAGTGTTATGCAGTTTAGAACCGGACAGAGAATATTCCGTTTGACGGACAGCTTGACTAACGTCACTAATGATACTACAACTTCATCTGAAGCTATCTATGAGGCATCTGGACTCTTAGAATCTAAAGAGAACGTCGTATTGTCAACACGAGTACCACGTATCGATAGAACTAGTGTTACTGAAAATAGAACTACCTTCGAAAGAGGTGTTGTAGCTGCTCAAACTAGAATTACGGGATGGTATGACCCTCTCGCTCAAACTATTATGGTTGACGAGCCAGGCGGTATCTTTGCAACTTCAATTGATCTATATTTCGCTACATTCGACGAAAACATTTCAGTGACAGTTCACTTGGTTACGACTACCGCAGGTATTCCTACCATGAACATCATCCCGTTCTCAAAAGTGAATAAGACATTGACTGCTACAGACATATCTGATGACGCATCAGTCGCAACAAACTTTGAGTTTCAAGCGCCAGTTCACTTGCAGCAAGGTGTTGAATATGCTATCGTGATCTCGTCTATGTCTGATAAACCTAAGTGTTATGTATCAGAGATGGGTGGATTCGATCTAACTAATCCTACATACAGGATTTCTAAACAACCTTATACCGGAGTATTCTTCAAATCGCAGAACGCATCTACATGGACACCTGAACAAGAGAAGGATCTTAAATTCAGATTGAATCGTGCAGAGTTCTCTAATTACGGCGAAGCGATATTCAATAACGTTGATATACAAGCAACTAATTTATCAGTAGACCCTATCTTCACTACTGAGGATTCTTCTACAGTTCGTGTATATCATAAAAATCATGGATTGTTCGAAGATTCTTATGTAACTGTATCTGGAGTTGTCGCTAATGCTTCTACTACAATGAATGGTATTGAGATCACTAACCTCAACAAAACACATCAGATCACTAGAATCGAAAAATCGTATTATGAATTTACGGTAACTGGTACGGCTACCGCTACTGGCCGTGCTGGCGGATCAGTAGTTAGAGCGACTTCTAATAAGTTGGCAGACGTCGCTCAACTATCTGTTCAAGAATTGGTTATTCCTAATACCAATATCGACTGGTATGGTAAGTTGAGTTCTGCTCAGTCGTTCGCAGGAAGTGAGAATCCATATGTAGTGTCATCATACTTCCCAGTGATTCCTAATCAGAATACATACTTCAATAAACCTTATTGTGTACCATCGACTGAAAATGCTACTGGAGGAGTTCCTGGCGCAACGTTTAGAGGTATTATGGAAACCAACGTGAGTAACTTATCTCCAGTTATTGATCTAGACCGAGTATCTCTATTGACTATTTCTAACTTAATCGACCATCCTTCTCAGTATGAAGAAGATAATAGAAACTACGTTGATGATTTCGTTCCAGAAACCGTTGGGGCTGGTGGATCTGCTCAATCTAAATATATCACTCGTAGAGTGTCACTATTAGAAGATGCCAACCAGATTAAGGTTATCCTTGATGTAAATCGACCAACTAATACTGACATTGAATTATATTATAAGGTTCAATCTTCGGATGATTCAGATTTCGAAATTCAGGAGTGGGTATTGAGTGAACCAGATGATCCTATGGGGTATAGTGAAAATGTAACAGTTTATTCTGAAGTTGAGTATAACATCACTCCAGAAGATTTAAGTAATGTAGAATTTAGTAATATGGCATTTAAGATCGTATTTAAATCTACTAATAGTTCTGTGATTCCTACATGTAAGAATCTGCGAGCAATTGCAATTTATGGATAATTGAGGTATAATATGGCTACACGAAAAAAGAGTGCGACTAATTCGTCATCGATCAATTTAGAGTTAATCCCAGTAGAGGATAACAAATATCTTGGTCGAGACCCGCACTCGAAAGCCATACTAAATACCAATAAGAAAGATTATATGAAGGCAGTTCAGGCGAGAAGAAATAATGTAAACAAAGTTGATGAAATTCAACAACTGAAAAGTCAGGTCGCCGAATTATCTGATCTGGTAAAACAACTTCTAGGAAAAGTAGAATAACATGGCTATTGTAAACACATCCAAACTAGAGACATTTGATTCATGGCGTCTCAATACAAACACAACTGCTCAACAGCTTGGTGATCATTCCCTTCTTGGTGGTAATCCGACACTCACATCAGATACGGTTGTTGGTGCTGTTATAGAAGTTCTTACCAAAGTAGAAACTGAAGTTGGAATTATTGGAGCGCTAACTACCACTGCGCCTACACTTGTTGGTGCAATCAATGAACACGATGCTGAGATTGGGGTTATCAGTTCTCTAACAACTACTGATAAATCTACTCTCGTTAGCGCTATCAACGAACTGGATTCCGAGATTGGTGTCCTTACAAGTCTAGATACATCTGCAAAGTCTACCATCGTCGCAGCTATCAATGAACTGAATAGCGAACATGGTGTACTGTCTACATTAACGACTACCGAAAAGGGTACTTTCGTAGGTTCTATTAATGAAATTGTAAGTCGTGAAGATAGTAGATATAGTAATACAGTAAAATTAGATCTAGAACATACTACGGTCGGCGGCACTAATAATTCTACACAAGAAATTCTTTCAAATTTAAAATTACCTTCTGGTAAGACATTTACAATTGACGGAACTCTAGATATCTCTGAAGGAACATTGACAGTAGGCGGCGGCAGCAACGCTAAACTAAACATCAATACAACGTTCATTGGCCTCGGTGATGTCAGTTCTGCTGTTGCACCTAGTGGCGGTTTTATCATCAATAGAGGAACTGATTATAAACTTCCTGGAGATGATAGTGACGACGTCATTCGTTCTGATGTCAGGGTTTATTGGGATTCTACGGATAATCAATGGCATCTTAAGAGAATTGTCGTCAATCCGACCACTGGCGTTGAAACCGCAATTACTCCATACATCTTAGATAATACAAACTTTGCTGATGTTATCTCTGGCGGAACTCAAAGTGGAATTGCTGTAACTTATCAAACTTCTGATAATACGTTAGATTTTAACGTCGATGACTTTACCATCACACTGACTGGTGATGTAACCGGAACCGGAACAGTCACTAATCTAGGCAGCGTTTCAATCGCAACTACTGTAGAAGCTAATAAAGTTGAACTCGGTACAGATACTACTGGTGCTTATGTAAAAACGTTACAGCTTGATCCGACTACGCCTGGTATTAGTTTCACTTCAACTCCGGGAACCGGCGGCGAATCTAACGATATCACACTATTGAAAGTAGATTCTTCCGTTGTAAGAACCGCCGGCGCACAATCTATCGCTGGTGTTAAGACATTCTCTGACAAACCCATATTCAATGATGGTATTACTGTTGGAGATGCTTCTACAGATACATCTTTATTTAAAGGTGATGTCACATTTGACAATAACGTAGAAGTCAAGGGTAACCTCGTTGTCACCGGAACAACTACTACAGTTAACTCCACCGAAGTAAACCTCGCTGATAACATCTTGTTATTGAATAGCGACTTCGTTGGATATCCAGACGTTCTTAATCTCGGAACTGGCGCCTATACTGCTCCTTCAGAAAACGTAGGAATCAAAGTTAATCGTGGGTATTCTAACACAACAGGATATCCGTTACTGGATCAACCGGAACTAGTTTGGGATGAGACTGAAGATGATTGGTCCATCAACAATGGAAGTAATTCATATTACATTGCAGGTAAGTTAGAAGCTGCTAAACCAACTGGAGTAACTGCAACTGGCATTGTTGTTGCGCAAGACGCAACCGAAAAGGCGAAGTGGACTATCGCTCATGCTGATACATCTACTCAAGCATCTGTAGATAATAGTAATGGTAGTGTCATTCAAGATATCACACTTGACGGATATGGACACATTACTGCTATCACTTCGGCGGACCTTGATGGAAGATATTACACCGAAACAGAAGCAGATAACAGATTCGTGAATGTCACTGGCGATACTATGTCAGGCAACTTGACGATGGATTATTGGGGAGATAGTACAACTCCGGGATTCACTGAATCATATACTGGTAACGGCGCAACTAAAACATATTTACTTTCATATTATTTAAATAATAAAGATAAAATTCTTTCTGTAAAAGTTGCTGGGACACTTACTACCGGATATGAAGTAAGTGGTAGATATCTAACATTTACAAATGCGCCG